TAGAATAACATTGTTTGCCTCAATCTTTCGTTTAAGGTAATCTTGCCGTATGTGAGGAAAGTAAGCCTTTCTATACGGTGCGAATATAGATTCTATCACAGATAAGTCATCAATAGTGGCAATCTTCATTTCTTTCGCCTTTGCATTTTCTTAATCATTTTTTCTTGTCGTTGTTGTGCCAGTTTCAAGGCAACTGGTCCAACATGTTGAGTAAACTTAACACCATTCAAATGGTCGAGTTCATGTAAGAAACATCTGGCAGTTAAACCTTCTAGTCTGATTTGTTTAAATGCACCAGTCTCATCATAGAATTCAACATCACACCAAACAGGTCGTTCTACTTTAACATATAAAGCAGGGAAAGATAAGCAACCTTCATTGTCTTTTGTTAACTCTTCCGATTGGGCAACAACTTTTGGATTGATACATGCAATTTGAAAATGTTCTGTGCCAATTACAAACACTCTTTCAAATACACCACATTGATTGGCAGCTAATCCAACACCACCATACAACTTCATTGTCATCTTTAGTCTTGTAACTAAATTTTTAATTGTTGGATTTGGAATTGCTTCTTTGTATTCTGGAATTGGAACACTTAACATCGGATGTTTATCACTAAACAACGGCAATGGATCCAATCTCTGTTCAGTAACAACACCTGAACCTGTGTCAATGGTTAAAATTTCACTCATACTTTCATCACCCAATCTTCTGCAAAGACTTCTGCATCTTGCTCTGTTTTAAAATCTGCCCTAAAAGAAGTGCCTGTTTCATTCATCATTGAGACATAATATTTACCATCAATCGTTTCTTTGAATACAGTTGCTTTTCTTTTATCATCATCACTTACAAATATACTTAATGTAATCATTTTACTATCCTTGAAAAGTTTTTTACTTTCTCAAATCGAATGACATTACTAAACTTGTCTTGTAGAATATCACCCTTATGAGATATAACAAATAGATTCACACCATCTAACATATGTAGGATTTTCATTAACTCTTCTGTTCCACCTGTATCTAAGCTTGAATCAAACACTTCATCCAATATCAATAGATTTGTATTGGAAGAATTCTTTAACTTGGCAACTGCTCGCCAAGTCAACATCAATGCCATATCAATTCGTTGTTTCTCACCTTCAGAAAAATTGTTGTATGTAAACTCATCACGGTGTCTGGATTTGATTGTCTCTTTAAACGATTCATCAAGGTTAAAGTTCACAAAGAAATCTAAAGATGCTAAATACTTATTGACCAACTTGTTTATAATTGGCAAATATTGTTTAATAATCTTAGTCTTAATGCCTGTATCTTTCAACAAACCAGAAGCAACTTCATAATATGTTTTATCTTGTATTAATACTCGCAACTCTTCTTGCAATAGAGACAGAGAGTCCTTTAATTCTTTTAACTCTTGTTGTTCTTTCTCTGACACTACTTTCAATTGCTTAAGTTCTTCAATTTGTTTCTGTAACTTGGCAATATATTTGTTTGTTTCAGTTATGGAAGTATTGTTTGTTGCAATCTTAATTTGTAGTGCCTGAATTTTCTTCTGCACTTCACTAATAGAATTTAGTTTGTTTTGTTCTGCCAACAATCTAGTTTCTAATTCTGTGAGTCCGTGTTCACATTCTGTAACTTTGGTCTGCAAAGTTTGTAACTCTGCCTCTTTAAACTCCAAGGCAATGGCTTGCCGACAGGTTGGACAATCATCATTGTGTGCAAAGAAACCAATATCTTTTCGAAATTTGGATAGATTGCTTTCAATCTGCGATTCAAGTTTAGTAATCTTCTTGACCTTATCCTCAACCACAGTCTTTTCTGATACCAAGTTTTGATATGTTTCGACTTGTGTGGAGAGGTTAGCAATTTCTCCATGTAAGGTTTGTATGGTATTGTTATTACATTGAATCTCTTCATCATATTCTTTCACCTTGTCTTCATTGTTTTGTTTCAACTCTTTGATATGTTTTTCTTGCATATCATATTTTTGCTGAGACAAGTCAATGTCATATTTTTTGTTTGAAGTTAAATCTTTATTGTTTGATAGTTTGTCTCTAAGAATACCATTCATAGTAGAAAAGATTTGAATATCAAGCAAGTCTTCAATGATTGCTCTGCGGTCTGATGCCGACAACTGCATGAATGGAACAAATGATGCTGAACCAAGAATTACAATCTGTGTAAATGACTTGTAATTTAATTTGAGAATAGTCTTCTCTAAAATTTCTTGATAGTCTCTTGCAGCTGCATCTTGATTCAACAACTCACCGTTCTGAAAGATTTCAAAGACATTTGGTTTAATGCCTCTAACAACTTTGTATGATTTATTGTTTGTGTCAAATCCAATTTCAACAATACAATCTTTGTTGTTGATAGAATTCAATAGACTAGGTTTATTGATACTGCGGAATGCTTTACCAAACAGACCAAAACACAACGCATCAAGCATTGTGCTTTTTCCCGAACCATTGTTTCCAACAATCAGAGTATTTTGATTGTTGTCTAATTTAATTTCAGTAAAATAATTTCCAGTAGAAAGAAGATTCTTCCACCGAACATAACGAAATGTAATCATTATCTAAATTTTGGTCCTGTCACCCATACAACAATTGATTTTCTTTTACCCTTAGTTACTGGCGCAACTCTATGAAGCATGAATGATGGGAATAGAATCATTCTTCCTTTTTTAGTTGGAATAGTTTCAGCATTAATTTCTTGTCCATTGTTGACTTGAAATTCACCACCTTCATATTCTTCACCAGGTTCATTTACACACATTGTAATAGACAATTTTCTTACCTCATTCATGTCAGCAGGAACATTTTTGCCCATGATTGTGTCCATGTGATAATCATATCGACCTGTTTCATGTGCTTCATATTCTGTGTATTGAAATGTATCATAACCATTCAAATCAAAACCATAATATTGATTGTTGATAGACTCAATGACATAATTCATCTTTTGAAAAATCCATGCCGTATCTGCATTAGCAGGTTCCCAATTATAAAATCTCACATTTGATACACGGACATTCTCATTCGGATCTTGTTTGATAATTTCTTTTCCGTCTTTGTCAATTTCAACAGCACCAACTGTTGTGCCCCTCTCAACGCCTTGTGTATCAAAATAGGCACACATCTTATCTAACTCTTCGTTAGTAAATGCACCATCCCAATAACACCATGGGTAAGTGATTCTTTGTCTTTCTTTTGGATAATTGTAAAGTGTTTTATAGTTCATTCTGTTCTCTCCGTGTTCAGCGCTTCTACATATAGTTCACGCATCAATGTTTTAAGTTTTTCGTTCTCGACATTTAATGTCAGATTGTCAATATACTTAGAAAGAATTGTCATTGTATCTTCAGCTTGGTCAACAATTTCTTGATCCAAATCAATCAGAGTATCACTAAAATCCTCAACTATCGATAAGTCTGCAACACCCGCTTTATAGATGTTATCTAATACACTATCAAATAAGAAAGGATTTTGTTTGTTAACTACAATGACTTTTACAAAGGTATCTTTGAGTGCATTGTAATTGTATTTTTTCCATGTTTCAAAATCACTTATACCATCATCATAGGTAATTTTGTAAAACATCTTATTTGGATTTTGAATAAATTCTATTTCTCTTGTTTCAGTATCAAACACATGAAACCCTCTTGGATCATTATAGTCTGCCCAAGTCATCTCATATTGATTGCCAAGATATGTGATATTGCCACTAGTTGATTTGTGATGAAAGTGTCCAGATAAAACAATATCAAATCTATCAAATATTTTCTTATCAAGACCCTCATGGCAGATATTACCTCTGTCCATTTCAAACCCAGCAATTTCAAAATGTCCAAATGTAACTTCTACTGGTGCAGTCTTCAACATCTCCATAGACTGTTCATAGTTGTCTTCACATATCCAAGGCATCAATAATATTTTTAGTCCATCAAATTCAACAATTTTTGGATCCGTGTAGATGAATGGTTCATGCACACCATCATAAGTCGAACAAAGATTATGTATTGCATTTACTTTGTTTGTGTTCTTATAATAGGTGTCGTGATTACCAATCATAATGTGGGTATCAATACCTTCTGCCCACAATCGTTTCATAAATCGATTTTGGAAATCAGATGCAATATTATGATTGATAAACTTTCTGCGGTCAACAACATCACCCAAATGAATGAGTGTTTTAATGTTGTGTTCTTTTAGATACGGAAAGAATGTGCCTTCCCAAAACTTAAAAAAGAAATCATTAAATGTTGCACTATCACCTCTTGCACCGAAGTGAGTATCATTAATCAAAGCAATTTTCATAGTCTGTTAGTATAACTCATGTCAACAATAATGTCAAGCATTTTAAGGTAATTCTTCTAAGAATTTTTCAACTCCTTT